GGTGATGGCACTATCTGTGCCCAGCTTAATTGAACCAAGAAGCAATCTCATCCGTAAGACCTCCTGGCGACGCGATTGTTTTCTTCATCGACTATTTTTTTGATCTCACGAGGATGTTGTTTCAACAGCTCTTTAAAACGCTTCTCAGCATCCGGGCCACCACCTTCAATAGTGATTGAGGGGGCGTAGTTAATTACCGTTCCACGCGCGCTATTTGATGCTGACCTTCGGGCTTGCGCTTTAATATTGGACTGGGTGATTGAGCCTCTGGATAGCTCAACCCGTGACAAAGCGCTAAATTGATTATCGTTGGCCGCTGCCCGTGTGGCCAGCGTTGCCGCCCGCATGGCCTTGACCATCGGGTCTGATTTGATCGATTTGGCGATTGTTTCACCAAATTTGAGTTTATGAATGTCTGACAGTGGGCCGACTTTAGCGGGTGATGAAGGCAGATATTTTCTAACGTCTTTCATCGTCGCCTTGATCTGATCGACAACAACAAAAGCGCGAGCCTTCATACCAGCGGCCAAGGTATCCATCATGCGCTTGCCTTGATTGCTGAAATTAGCAGAATTCAAGATGGCTGTGGCTTTTGCCGCAACGCCGGTGATTTGTCCCAAAACCGTGTTTAATGCATTGGCTGCTTTGGTTGCCCGTTCAAACGACGCCGGATCATTAACCGCCAGCTTTACGGGTTCTTCGTTCGAGAATATATTTGTCAAGCGGTTCCATGCCGCCCCGGCCTTGTCAGCTGCACCACTGATAAAACCCGAAATCGTATCGACGATAGGGCCAAACCGTTCCTTGATGGCCGCCAAAGGCGACCAATCGAACAAGGTCTTGATTTTCTCCCACACTTCGCTGATGGCTGTAAACGCACCCGTAAATGGCGTTTGCATGGCGGCGGTGACACCTGCAAACATATCATTCGGTAGCTCGAGCTTTGGCAGGGCTGGCCATTTTATTTCAGGCAACCATTGAAATGACATCAAATCGAGTATGCGATTTTTCCATTTAGCCAAATCCGGCATTTCTGGAAGATCGGGCACCAATGCAAACCAGTTAATGCCACTTAGATTTCCTTTAATTGTGGCCATAAAATCTGTGACAGGTTTTGTCCAGGCTGAAAAATCCGGCATGTCCGGGAGATCAGGCACCAAATCATCCCAGCTAAAGTTGGAAACAGCTTTGGCAACGAACAGCAACCCGCCCAAAACCCAATCAAGCGTTTTGACGACGGCTTCCAACACAGTGAGTATAATTTCAAAAGCACCGCCAACAAGCTTGCCGAAGGTTGAGCCGAAGGTTTCTGATTGCCCGGTTAGCAGACCAAATATCTTGCCAATGGTTTCACCAAGGTTGGAAAAGGCGGTGGTGACGCCTGAAAACTTTTCCCGTATCCCATCAAATGACGAACTAAAACCGGATGTGAAATCCTTGTAGAATTTTGTAACACTGGCCAGAGCTATCTCAATTGATGAGGTTCCATCGCCCAATGTTGACAGGAAATCATTGACGGCCTTGAGGCCATCGTTAATCGGTGGCAGCAACCGGCTACCCACGGCGATGCCCAGGGCATCGATATTGTTTTTCATCAGCTGCATGTTATTTGCGGTTGTTGCAGCGCGGGCCTTGAATTCATTTTCGACAGATTTGCCGACAAACTTGCTGGTATCGGCAATGTTTTTCAGGGCATCATTGAGCACATCGACGTTGTTGATCAGTGGCATCAAGGCGCGGGCTTCATTGCCGAATAGCTGCGATATGGTTGCCGCCTGCACTTCTTTGGGCAGTTGCCGGATTTTATCAAAAACCTTCTGCAAGGTGCCAATGGCATCGGTCTGCATGGTTTTTGAGACGGTCTTTGCATCCATTCCCAGCCGCTTAAAGGCGATGCGGTTGGCTTTGGTGGCCGCTTCACCTTTGGTGAGTGCCCGCACCATATTATTGAATGAGGTTTTCGCGACGTCGGCTTCAGCGCCGGTGCCGATCATGGCCGCGCCCAACGCTGCCACCTGATTGGCCGTGAAACCGTTGGCCGTGCCCAGCGAGACCGTGTTGCGTGAGAACACCAGCAACTGTGCCGCTGTCGCCGCCTGATTGTTTGATAACATATTGAGCGTGTCCGCAAACGCGAAGGTTTCATCAACTGTCAGGCTCAGATTGGTTTTGATTTTGGCAAGATTTTCGCTAACCGACCCCGCCGCCATATCAAACGCTACACTGACCTTGGCCGCACCTTCGGCAAATTTCAGCAGGTCAGATTTGGCGACCTTGGATTGGGCAGCGGCGGCAACAATTTCAGATATGGCAGATGCGGCAAGGGGGATTCTGCGCGATAGGTCAATGATGTCACGACCCATGTCCTTGAAGCCTTGCGGACTGTCAAAATCCACAACCTTCTTGACATCGGACATCGCACTTTCAAAAGCGATGGCCTTGGATACACTCGCGGTTAGTATTGTCGAGAGGGATAGAAAACCTGCAACCGCACCGATAACCAGACCTTTGGTGGCGATCTTGCCGACTTTCAGCAGGCCGGTGCGCGGGCCTGCTGTCGCTTTCATGACTTTGCGGATGGGGCGGGTGGCTTTATCAACCACCTTGAACATCATTTCAAAAACGTTAGCCATTTAACTTTATTCCTCTAACGCTTCTTCCTTTAGACGCTCCATTTCGTTTTGTTGGTCAAACCAGAACAGAAATTCACCTTCTTCCATTCGCCCCAGCTCTGTATGTGACCAGCCTTTTTCGATCATAAACACGTGGTCCAGCGGGGTGCTTAGCCGCTGAATGCGTTTCCCTCGTCGTCGTCCTCTTCATCATCGTCGACGCCCAGGCATTTGCCTGACAGGAACGTTACGTCTCGGTTTGGCAGAAGTTCGGCTACATCCGTATGGGAAATCTGTTCACTTTCGGGACCAAAGCGACATAAGGTTGCAATGGCAACAGCGGCCATTTTAGCTGTGCCTTTTTGGCCGCCCGATTTTTTGAAAATCTTCATGATTGTGGCGTGGCTGACAAATCCGGGGTAGGTTACGGTTTCACCGCACTCTGGCAGGGTTACGGTCACATCGCCTTCATTGGCTTTTTTGAAATCTCTCAAGCGTGCGAGAAATCCTGCAGCAGCTTGTATATTTTTCGTTTCGGTTGTCTCTGTTTCTTTGGTCACAGTTATCGAACCTTTCTGTTGTGGCCTTCAGGCCGTTATATGTTTCACCGCCCACATGACGGCTTCTTCAATTTTGGTTGTGGCGTGCGCCAGTTCGCGCGATGCTTTTCGCTCAGAGGTGCCGGTACCGCCAATTTCGTCAATAAGACCAAGGAAAGCTGCACCGGCATCCTTGACATCAACCATCTGCTGTTTTTCGACAGAGGACAGCTTGCGATAGGTATGGCGAACAGCGTTGTTCATTGTGCGGTTATCGCTGTGCGATGGTGTGGTTTCTGCGTTAGAACCCATGGTAAGAAATTCCTGTTTTAAGTCGGCCAGACGTCTTCACCATTGACCTTGTGGATACGATTAAACACATCGTATTCAAGGATCGGGGTTTCTTCGCCGTAGACTTTTTCAATGAAGGAGAGAATGGAAATGGTTTGCTCCATCTCGACAGCTTCGCCCAGCTTGGACACACCTTTTTTTGTCGCCAGAACCCGAAAGCCGACATGCTGGACCAGTACGTGGGAGGCGTTGACGTCCAGCCCATCGGGTCCGCTGACATCGACATATTGATGCAGCTGTAATTTGTGGGTGATGGTGGGGCTTTGCAGCTGGCGTTTAAGTTCCGGATCAAGATATTCAAACTTGATCGTTCCCTCAATCGCAGAAACTGCGCGGCTGGGCAGTTTGATGATGCCAATCATCCCCAGCGTGGTGTGTTCGACTTCTTCATAACCAAAATCGCCAAGATCCAATTCCATCACGCGACCGGCAAGGTCGACACCGTTGATCAGGATATCAGCGTTTGTGGTGCTTCCAGTTTGTACAGGCATTTTTTCGACCTCCTAAGCGGCGAGCTGCAATACGTTGTTGATGAGGTTGAGATCAATGGACGAGATTGTCGTCAGTCGTTCCATGATGCTGACCGGCGCGGATGTCAGCTTATAAGTAAACTGGCCATTGGTTATTTCCTGTGCCGTATTAAGGTCACTGGGAAACGAGAACCGGGCATCATAAAACCAAGACTGTTCGCCGCGACCGATTTTGGATCGCAGGAAGGCATTGATGGCTTCTTGAACAGCTTCAGTATTTTCAGGCGTCCCCAGCCGGTCAGTATACTGAACCATAAAGAAGATGATGGCTTCGTGGGTTGCATCCAGAATGCGTTGCACATGAATGAAGTTTTCCTGTGCGGTTGATGTCGGGTGGGCAGCGGAGCGATTGCCCCATGTGTTAATGCCTGTGGCAAACCCCCGGCGAAGGGTGACAATGCCAGCATCATTCAACAGGTTGGTGTCACTTTGAATATCACCCGGCTCCCAGACAATCGGCAATTCCATGCCCAGAGCGCGATTGATTTCAATATTTGACGGTGAATGATTGGGGCCACCTTTGGTCAAATCCTGATTAATGAGCGCGCCACACAGAGCGGTTGACAGTGGATCAAGCTTGGTCCCGCCATTTACCTTATCTTCCACCTCAATGTGTGGGTAACAAATGATGGTGCGACTATCGGCTGTATTAAAGTCTACTGATCCAGATGGGCCGCGCGCTTCGATGGCTTGCTGGGTTGATAGCCCCACCGGCATATCAACAATCGAATGACCTTTCAGGGTTTGCGCAATGGTTGACATGGCGGATCGAACAGCGGGGAGAGACGATCTGTCGGACAGATACATTTTGGGAAAGAAGCCGAAACGCTGATAACATTCACGGGCTTTTTCAAGGCCAAAACGCTGCCCACTGACATCAACACCGCCTGTCAGTTCAGCGGTTGTGACCAATGCGGGATCTTCAGTTCCGGTATTTTGATGAACATCGGGGTCAAACACGTTGTTGACAATGATTGTGCCACCTGGGCTTTCATCAAAGATCGCATCCAGCGCCGCTGGAATATTATAACCGGCTTTGTCTGGCCCGAACTGGGCGGCATCTGCCCGGCTGTTCACAATAATCAACTGGTTTATATAATCAGCACGTTCAGCCGGGGTGGCATGAACGTCGCCAATTGGCGCGGTTCCGTTCAAAAATGTAACGGCGGATCGAACTTCACGCACAACGGCAGGCGTTGACTGGAAAAGTACTTCGGGGCCGTGATGGAAATCAGGCATGGGTTAAGCCTCCTTTTTGGCGTCAGTTTTCACCAAGAAGTGGCGAAGAATGGCATTTGCAATAAGTTCATGTTCGGGCAGTTTAGTGATGTCGTAATCCCTGCCTTTAATCAGCATGTGGGTTTTGCCCTTGCGACACTCGAATGTCAGTGTCGGACCGGTATAGTGGTAATTACCTTCCAACCCTTCGAGCACATCTTTGTGCGCCTGGCCCATTGGGGAAGGCCTATGTTTTTTCACCTTCTCAGTATTTTCGGCAGCGGCGGGGGCAGGGGCTTGTTTTTTGGCATCTGCAACAGCATCCGATTTTGACGTTGTGGCTTGATCGTTAGTGGTTTGGGTCTTGCGTGACATGGTCAGTCCTCGTTAGAGTTCGGATTGAGCGCCCAACACCGGGCTTAAACGTATTCCTTGAGTGCGGCGGGCGACGGCATCAATGGGCAGGGCAATAACAATGCGCCATTCCCAGACACCGTCAGCTTCAGAGGCCAGATCATCGCGAATAATACGGATGGGTCCACCGCCTTCGAGCGAATAACCCTGAGCGGCTTGCCGGATGTCTTCCAGCACGGCATATGCGCCATATTCACCATTGAATGATCGGGTTTTTAAAACCAGTTGCCACGTCATCACCCGCTTTTGATTGATCGACTGACCTTGTGGTTCGGCATAACGCGAGCCTGCATAATGGACAAGTAACGCGCCATCGCGATTGGCAAAATCAAAGTCGGAAGGGTTTTCCGGCACAGCCGCAATGTCCACCCATCTGGGCAGATTTTTGTCAAATATTGCAATCAGACCATCTTCGATTTTCTCTAGGATAGTTTTGACGCGGGTGCGTTTGATCGAGACGTCGCTCATGGGCGATACCCCGCAAGGATTTCATCAGCTCTATTGTTTGGGTTGGCGTCACCGGTGCCAAAAAACCGAACCTCGTCTCCACGGGGATCATCAGCGATGTCAATTGAGGATTTGCCCGCCTGGACTTCTTTGAGGAAGGCGACGGCATCTTCAAAACGTTTTCGCACTTCTTCTGTGATCTGGTTTTGATCGCCGGAGCGTGAGCGAAGGCGATAGCGGGCAATATCTTCCACATAACCTTTAAGAAGATCGGGCGTGGCTGCAGGCGTGATGTCGATTATGGTTTTATAGCGCCCGCGCAATTTGGCAATAACCAGATCATCAGCAGATGAAAGAGCGGCCTCAACCTTTGCAGTATCAAGAGTGCGCCCAGCTTCGCTACGTTCACGGCCAAGGCCTGCGATCTGGAGCATTTCGCGTATGCCCACCCGTGTCACCATTTCATCGACCGTTAGAAACTTGACCATCTACTCTTTCCTGTAACGCCATTGCGGCGTGAAACTTGCGGGCGGCGGGGCAAGACATCTGTGACTTGCCGGCCAAATACTTTGTGACGTTGAAAACCATGGGGCGGCGGGGTAAGACCTTCTCGTCTCAAGTCAAACGACCGCCGCCCCTCTCTGGTTTATTCTTTGCTCAAAACTTCAAATGCGATTTTAATCTCAGCGGCTTTGATATCCTTCAAGTCGCTCACTTCTTCAACCGAAGAAACAGTTGGTTGATTTTTGCGCTCTGGGTTTTGGAGAACCGCCGCCTTCACAGCGTTAGCGATTTCGGCGGCTCGTTCTTTAGGCGTTAGTTCCGGTGTGGGCTGGGCGGCAACGCTATCCGGTGCGATTGCGCCAAGCTGTTCAAGATCATTGTAAATGTCTTCAGACACTTCGCCTGACCATCCGATTTTTCGGGCTTTACCATCAAACTTTGCGGGCGAGATAAGGGTGATCTTAATCATTATTCAGCCCCCCGCGCCCTGAATGAGGAAACCGCCTTCTGCACCTACGAGGTAAGGCCGGAATTCTTCAAAAGTTGGATAAACCCAAGAGCGTGTGTCGCGGTCATACCAAGGTTGCTCAACCATGGGATAGCCCGAAAGGCGATATGTGTAGCCAAAGGCCGGGACGCGGTATTGACCGCCTCTGGGCACATAGGCCAGAACAACATCATTGCCCCAAACGTCCAGGCCGGGGGTATCATCGTCTGCACCATCGGGCAGGTATACCGCTGCACCGACGACTATTTCGGAAATCTCAAAATAACCGGCAAGCATCTCAGTGGTGATACTTTGTGAGCTGGTGTATTTGAATTGCTCTTTAATGGTTGGGTGATTTTTACAGGCGTTTACAGCCGTGGGCGAAAGCTCCATGACATTGGGATAACGCCCGATCATCCGGCGTATGGCTTCACGACCCGCCTTAACGTCGCCTAAGGGATCAGAAGCCGGGTCAATCCATTTATCAGCACCGGCGAGTGCCAATTTGTTGTTGGCATTATAATTCGCAGGATCGAGAACCTGTGCCGCAATTTGTACTTCACGGCCAAGCGCAATTATGTCCTGGACACCTTGAACCGCGATGGCCGCCACATTAATGCCTGGTACCCGGTTTGCATCTTCAGATGTCTCAACCGGAACCGTCCCGGCAAGAGCTTCTTGATATAGGGAGACAGGATCAGAGGCATAACCAAAATTCAAGCGCGGAATGGAACCGCCCGGAGCACGTCGGGTTTTCATGTACTTGCGAAAGGCATCTTTGCCAAAATTGATAACCTTCATGGAGCGATTTGGAATATCCGCCCAGGGCAACAGGCTAAGCCCGACAAATTCAAGATTGATATAACCGCGCGCTTGTGTCGTCAGTATCGGGCTGATGACTTGAGCTTGTCCGCTGTTCATTGTTTTTCCGGTCATAGATAAAAACCTTCTGGCTAAGAGACGTTGATAAGAAGTTGGATACGGTCGCCTGGGGCCGCATCGTCAAGAGCGCGGCCAAATGAT